ATTTACTCCACTTGCTATTACTGGTGGAACTATTTTAGCCTTTTCGCGTACTGAGAAGTTATCAGACTTCTTAGTATCAAATGCGAAAAAGGTATTTGATCTAGTTTACCACACTCTCACCGGAGACAAGTATTTTAATTGTATGGATCAGTTCGAGGAAATTAAAACCCTCACCATACGATTGAACGAACTTGTTGACTTGTTTGAACAAGACATTCACAATAACGTAGTGACCACCGCCGACGTTTATGAGCTTATTCAAGTTCACACAGACGTCAAGCGGCACTACAAGACTTTGTTAGAGTGTCGAGCCCCTATTGAAGATAGACGAATAATTAACGAGTTGTTGCGAATAGCAGATCTTGCTGTATCGCGCGCTCTAAAAGTTCAGTCTGTACTCAAGAAGAGAGTACGTCCAGTTGTCATTTACTTGCAAGGATTAACCAAGCAAGGAAAAAGTCGAACTGCGACGGAAATGCCCGTTACTATTTTTATGTTGTTGCGCAAGCTTTATGAGATTGCCAATGAGCCTTTTCCTTTTCCAAATGTTGACCCGTCTAATGTCTACGTTAGAGATTTTATTTCTGGAGAGAAATGGGATGATGCGTATACTGGACAATGGTCTATGCGATCTGAAGAAGTATTTACCGAAGTTAATAATGCTGACAAAGTGTCTGACACTTGTAGCAAAATTATGCTGACGGCTGATGATGTGCCACTTCCCATGGTAATGTCTAAGTCTGAAGAAAAAGGTTGTATCTTTTTCCATGGCCATTTGTTTATTATGACGTCCAACACTAAAGTTGGATCTATTAATTTACCAATTGCTGACCCTAATGCCTTTTATCGGCGTCTTGATTTTCCGTATAATGTTAAGATGAACGGCCACATGCAGTGGCTCTTAACATTAGACGAGAAAGTCGAGTCTCTTGATAATGCTTTTCATGATCATGAGTTGCCAAGCGCAATGGATTACCCTGAATTGTGTATGGCAGCTGCAAAGCTGTTGTTCGAGAGACTACATGAATCCTCTAAACCTAAAGTAGACAACGATGCAATCGTGAGTCGCTTTTTCCCCTCCGTTCCTCCCTCAACACCAATCAAGGTAGAAAGAGATCCTGTTACTGGATTGTATCTACCCGTTTCTGAAGCGCGAGGGGAGTGGGTCCCCAAAACCTCAACTGATTCTTTATCTTGCACCGAGAAAGTTTCTGACATTTCTAATTTGTTTAAGTTTAATACTCCTGGTCACGACGTTTTTGTCGATAATGATACGGGAGAAAGTATTTTACTGCCAACCAATATGGATATTGAAGAAATCTTTATTAAGGATAGAGTAACCAATCAATGCTGGTGGTCTAATGTGTTCAGAGGTACTATACCTTGTTCGCATCAGGCTCAAGAGGTTGATGTACTTAAGTACTACGACTTTGATCCGGCCAGCGTTTCTGATCTCGTTTTTCGATCCCCTGAATCTTTGCACGATGAGTTGTGGAACACGTACTTGCGAAAGTGCTGTGACAACAATTTATACGTGAATAAGGAGATCTTTGATGTGATGATTAATTGTATAGATCGAAACGAGTGCAGAAACACTTGTTTGACACGCGACCTATATGATCCTCTTATAGCTGAAGTTTTAGTTGAATCCGCCCCTACTTGGTGTGCATACCTAGAATCTAAAATCCAGACCATTGGAGATTGGATTCGGTTGCGTGCAAGTAAAATTTACGCTAAGATGAAGAGAACTGCTCAATACATCTCTGATGAGATCAGAGGTAGTATTGTGGCGCAGTCTATTATTATAGTTTCAGTGGCTTTCTTAATTGGAAGTATCATTGGATCTATAGTTAGATTGCTATTTTCAGCCGTTGATTCAGCTGTACATAATCAGGCACCTGGTGCAGAATCCAATACTGAAAAGAACGGATTCGTCACTGCGAAACCTGATGCCCCGCTCGCTACTTTTGTTGCATCTAAAATCGGAATGGTCAATCAAACGACCACTTCAGATTTGCAACGAATCATGGCTCGAGCTCAATTTATTTTTCACACTTCCGACGGAAAAAGATCAATGGATATGTTTTGTCTTGGTCTCCGTGGAAAAGTTTTTGCTATCAATGCACATGTTTTTAATGCGGCGTTTGAGAATTGTCACCTAATTCACCCTTTGACAGGTGACGTACTCGCGTTTAATAAATCGGTGTGTAAAATTCACTATGCTCCTTCAGACCGCGACGTTGTCTTCGTAGAAATACCTAGCGCAATGCAAATGAAGGATATTAGTAAATATTTTCGAACACCCGAAGTGGCAAAGCATACTTATGCTTGTTGCTTCCGTTATAAATTCTCTGTTGAAGCTAAGAACGTTCAATCGACATTTGATGTTTTCCCAACCTTACATTACCGGGAAGGCTATAAGTCATTTGATGTAGCTACCAACAAGGAAATTGATTATTCTGGCATATACGCATATACTGAAGGTTATAATACTCCAGGACATTGCGGATTAGCTTATGGCGTGACCTGTGTACCCCAACCATTTATCCCGGGAATACACGGAGCAGGAGGAAATGGAATGTGTTTTATCATTCCAATTTTTTCGTCTGATTTCGCCAAAATCACTAATCAATGTAGTATAGTTAAGCCTCATTTTATTGATGCTAAATCTACTAATATGCCGGGAGTGTTCACTACCTCTCGAAACACCAGTGCATACTCTAAATCGCAGCTTGTACCAACTATTTTTGAAAAAGAAAAGTTCCTTGGAGGATCCCCAAAGATCCCGGCCAAACTTACAAAGCGAGCTTATGACAATGCACGTGAAAAACAGAAAGCAATGAGCCATGTGACAAACATACACCTCTTCGCACAGCAATTGTGTTTGAATGAGGATGTAGACTTATTCGCAGGTTTTATGCATTCTAAAATTGAAGAACCCCTTAAGATGTATCAACCAGAAGAAGTGTTGGACGGATTTGATCTGTCTACTGCTAATGGAATACGTTGCGATGTCAATAAAATTGACAAATCAACACTTAAGGAAGATCCCGAAGCCTATGCTAAATTCATGAATATGGCTCACCACGAACTCGATCGAATAGAGTTAGGTGAAGTTGTGTTGCAATCGAATGTAGATACGCTGAAGGATGAACCCCGAGACCATGAAAGAGTTGAGTTAGAAAAGACTCGGCTTTTTAATGTGACTGACGCTGTTGACAACGTTAATTTGAAAGCTACCCTTTATGACGCAGTTAAACTGTTTAAGAAAGGCATGCCAACAAATTCTTGTTGTGGAATTGCCCCTGGTAGATTTATCTGGGACCATATGGCTTGTGTACTTAAATTGTATATGTTTGCCTTGGTCGCTGGAGATATCGCCGGTTTTGATATTGGAGTGTCTGCCTGGTTTGCAGACCCTATAATACGCTATTTGTGCAAGCTATATAATGTAGTTTGGAATAGTAACACTGCCGCTTTTTATCGAATACGGTGGGCTGTTTATTCCTGCATATACGCGTTAAGGTTTAATGGCGGAGTGAGTTATATGCTTGGTAGAGGAAACTCA